GTCTGCCGCCCAAGACATGTGTGATTGTCCACGTCGCAGAAGCTGAAGCCTGTGTATGAATATATCTTTGAGTTGCACCTGCTGTATAGAATGGAACCCCAGGCCACTCACCGGCAGTCTTTGGTCCATAGTAGTATCCATTGTCTGTGTCGATATAGATATCGCCATTAAACCCATCGGTGTACACTGGCGGTCCGGCGTTAACAATAGTTCCTGGCCCGCGCGGACCGATCGGGCCTTGAACTGTGCCTGAAGCACCGACCCCTTGAATAAACGTAGATGTAGATGTACTAATGTCGTTTATGATTTCGACATTTGATCCGTCTCCATACGGGAGAATTGCTTTGAAGACCTGCGGCTTTACCCCAAACAAGCGAACGTTGACTTCGTATGTCCAAGATTTTGGAGTGAGAAGCTTGTTGTCAGTTGTTGGAAGATCTACTTCAAAGTACCCATTGTTATTTAGCGTAGCGACAATAGCATCTTCTATAATTACAGCATCGTCAGAGTCGAGGATTCTTGATGAAGGAGTAAAAGTCACCCTGCCTTGAGCTCCCGCCCCAGCTGCAGTTAGATATGTACCGTAGACTGTGCGTGTGACGACATCGTTAGGCCAAGTCACTTTTTCTCCAATCTACACAATGGTCGAATTTTATCAACAAATTGCTAGTTCGATACTCATGAACGTTTTATTGCCTAATTACTTAGCTCAATCTAACCAAACCGTGTATTCTGCGGTCACTCGACCTTTAACGGGATCTATAAAGTGAAGTCGCTGTGACGGCTTACCAACAGCAGCAATGACTTCTCGAGCGTACTCATTGTGTGATTCTGGCGAGCCTGTGATGAACACGCGGCCAGCATTCGCCATTGTCATTGTTGTTGGCGTATGGAAGTGACCCATGTACACATCTTGGAAAGGCTCAACCACACCTGTAGCCCAGGCATTGGCTTTGCGAAGAATACCTGACATGCCTCGGCACTCATCGCCATGTACGAGCATGGCTTTGTAGTTTCCGACAGTGACCATTTGATACCAGTCAGGTGACATTTGCCAAGCAACGTTTTTTAAGTCTCTCGTGCGATCTTGCGCGATTCGATATGAAATAGCGTCAATATTGTCATTCGCTGGCATTTCGCCCTTACGGCCAAGACGGCCATGATTGCCGTATTCACAAACAACGTTTACCTTGTCAAAAAATGCGGCAAAGGTCCTAATTAAGGTTTCCTCAATGCGAACAGTCTCAAATAGCTGTTCAAAAAGATGGGCTTCAACTTCCCAGGCTTGGCCTGGAAAAATAGTAATTCCTTCAACCATGTCTCCGCCGAACATCACTGTACACTCGCGGACGGGGTGGTGGGTGCGTTGAAGCGTAGTTAGTTCCATCACCTTTTGAGCAAACTGTTCCATGCGCTCTGAGCACTTTTTGATGTCGTATGTGGCGCTCTTTTTGCCATTTTGCCAGTCTGTGGCGTGGACTAAGGCGACTTCGGGTTTGGTCTTTCTAGTGTCCTTTGGAGGTGCTACTGGGGGCTTGATAGCTTTGCCGGGCCCGCAGGCTAGTGCTGATTCGCGTGCTGCGTTGAATACTGCTTCTATGAGAGCCTCTCCTTTGCGCTTTGCTTTATATTCTCCCTGTTGGGCTGTTTTTAAAGCTTTACGAAGTTCAGCAATCTCGTCTTCTTTGCGGATGTCGTCTGAAAGACTCATTTGATTTTTGTCGACAATTCTCCGCGACGGTAGCGGCTAATGACATTGATAGCAAGTTTATGACCACGCTTAGCAAGTGCCTTTGAAATATTTGATGCTGGAATTCCGTGGTCGTCAAGGGCCTTGAGTAGATCTTTTCTTTCGTCATCTGGCAGTGCGTCTAAGATTTCAGCAATGCGAGAACGATTTCCTTTTTGACCTTGCTCTTTTTTGATGTCATCAAAAAGCGATCCCATGGGAGACTCCTTACGTAGGTGTATAACTATAAACTGTATCATGTACAGTTCACTGTATTGTACATTGTCAGGTACTTTCTTATGACAAACTTGTGGTATTATGTTGCCCCTAACGCCGTCACGTTTAGAAATAAAAATGCGGCTAAGTTAGAAAAACAATGAAGCCTGTTGTTATAGTGGCGTTGTCACAAATATCACAAATGTGCAAAAACGCACTTTCTCCCAAGACAGAAGCAATAATGAAGTCAAACGAAATCGCTAAACGATTAAGTATAAGAAAAGTTGCAATGCTTCACGGCATTCCTCCGCGTGTTGTATCACGCGCAGTTGCGCAAGGTGAGTTGCCTGCTATACGAACTAAGACTGAAACAGGTCGCGATCGAGTTTATATTTCATACGAAGATGCGCGAGCATGGGTGTCGTCACTTCAAAATGAAATGACTGCTGCCAGATGAGCGCATGGGATAAGGCGACAGGTAGACTCGGAGCAGCGGCGGGATGGTACGCGAGTAGCGGTTGGAAGGTTCTTCCGTGCTACGGTATCGTTAACGGACGTTGTACGTGTGGTGGAACTCACACTGAACCTAAGGACGTTGGTAAACACCCGAGCATTCCAGAGTGGAACGTTCAATCAACGAACGATCTCAGTGTTATTGCTCGTTGGTGGCCAGAAGGCGGCGAACAAAACGTTGCTGTAAACTGTCGCCCAAGCGGATTCTTTGTAATTGACATTGACCCTCGTTCCGGTGGCCCTGATTCGTTTGAAAAGTTTGAGTCACTAGTCGAAGGCGCGCTTCCACCAACTGTTGAAGCAATCACCGGTGAGTATTCAATGGGCGGGAAAATTCAACGCGGTCGCCACTTGTTTTATAAGTGTGCAGAAGACGAACAGCTTGTCGGTAACCTTAAAAAATCTGGTCTTCCCGGCGTCGACATCAAGCATAACGGATATGTTCTCATCACACCATCACGACACTTTTCTGGTGTTTGTTATGAATGGGTCGAAGGTAAAGCACCCTGGGAAATCGAAATGGCCGAAGCGCCAGAAGAACTCCTCGCAGCGCTGCGCAAGCGCGGTCGACGTGCAGAGACTGCTTTAGGTGAAGGCGATTGGGGTTTTCTTGACTCGATGGATTTTGCCGGTGAACGCGTTGACGTCGATCGTCTTCTTAAAGAAGGTATCGATGAAGGCTCACGAGCAGTTGATATTTACTCGCTTGCTTGTGCTCTTGCTAATAAGTTTCCAGTAAACACTGAAGCAGGTAAGCTTGCAGTTGAAACGATGATGATTCGTTTTAATGCTGAAAAGGTTCGCCCACCGTTGGAGCTTGAAGGCCCTGGTGGACTGCTGATGCACGTCCGTCGTGCAATCGATTTTGTTGTTGAAAATCCTAAGACTGAACGCCTGTGGCCAGGCCTGAAAGAATGGGCTAACAAGTCTACAGAGGAGAGTCGTGCAACATTGGCAGGAACACAGTCGAAACAGCCGCAGCAGCAACAGCCTGTCGCGTACACGTCAGTTTCTTCTTCCCCGCTCCCTGGCACAATTGGTGGCTCTGTGCATAGTTCTATGGTTGACGGCGATTCGCTTGCATCCGCGACTAGTCTCAATAACATCGACGTTCCGCTCGACACTGATGCACTATCTGAATCGGAAGGCGGCGAGCCAGGAAAGCGAAGTCTTACTGATACTGGTAATGGACGACGATTGGTCGACTCCTTTGGCCCAGCAATTAGGTATACACCAGGGCTTGGTTGGTTTCACTGGGATGGCGGATATTGGAAGCCTGACGTTGAGAGTCTCGAAATGCGGGAGCTCTCTAAAAAAATCGCGCCAATCGTTGCAAGCGAAGTGGTTCACTATCTTGACGACGCTGACAAGCAGTCGGAAGTAATACGCTGGGCGCAACAAGCAAAATCTAACTCTCGAATTAATGGCGCAATTGAAAGTGCAACATCTGATCCCCGTGTGCAAGTAAACGTTGAAGCATGGGACAGCGATGAAACACTTATGGGCGTGTCTAACGGTGTGATCGATTTGCGCACTGGCGAACTATTGCGTGGGCGGCCTGATCTTTACATCACGCGCCGTGCTCCTGTTGCTTATAATCCTGGAATTCGCAATGTTCGCTGGGAGCAGTTTATTGACTTTGCAACTGGCGGAGATAAAGAATTGCAAGAATGGTTGCAAAAAGCAGCGGGATACTCTCTCACTGGTTTGCGTACATACGACATTATGTTTTTAGTTTACGGTCCTGCTGGCTCTGGTAAAAACACTCTTGTTGAAGCTCTTGTGAAAGCAATGGGAACATCA